GATAATGCCGCCGACATAATCAACCTCATTTCCCCAATCAAAGGTGGCAATAGCTTCACCGACTGCATCGCCGATAGCTCCACCAATCGCACCGCCCACAACGGTCCCGACTGGGCCGCCAACAGCTGTGCCAATCACGCCGCCCGCCACAGCGCCAATAGTGCCACCTACGCCGCCGCCTATGGAAGCAGCCATGGCATTATCATTCGCCGCCTTGGTACTGTCAAGGTTCGCCCTCGCTTGTGCTTGCAGTGCTGCATCGCCTGTGCTTTCTGCCCATGCCATATTGGTTTGAGCATCAGCCAAACGCTTGTTTGCCGTCTGCCGGGTGGAATATATATCAAGCCCAGCAAATAGAGCCGACAAAGCAGCGCCGCCGCCGATGAGTTTACCGCCGGCTTTCAGCTTGCCTTTCCATCCAGAAGGTTTGCTCCCAGCTTTGCCAGTTCCACCAGCAACATCAGGAACGCCACCGCTGGAAGAAGTAGAGCCATTAACAATGACGGTTGCCGCGTTGACGGTCATTTCCCCAACGGTCTTGCCTGCAGAAACGCCGCCTGTTTTTCCTCCGGGGCTGCCGACAATATCGCGGATGCCGCCCCCTACCTTCTTGGTGAGGTCAAAGATTTTATAGAGGCCACCAGCCAAAGCACCGCCAGCCAGTATAGAGCCAACACCATCCAGCGCAAGGAACTTATCTTTTAGGTCGGTAACAGCCTTGGCCGTCGTGTCCAAAATAGCCGTCCCCAGCCCTTCATCCAGCCCACTGTTGAAGGTTTCGACTAGCTCCTTGATGCCTTTTACAAAGTCGCGTAAACCGCCAGCTGCACCGCTGCCCTTCATTATCTTTTGAGTCAAGCCGTCCCATGCACTTGCAAGGTATGTAACATCACCCGCAAGGTTATCCATGCGCTTATCGGCCATCTCCTTGGCAGCACCATTGGAATTTTGGATTTCCTTGGTGAGGGTTTCAAAATCCCCTTCGGTGGCGTTGACGATAGCCAGGAAACCGCTCATTGCTTCCTGCCCTGCCAACATGCTGGCGTATTTCGTTTTGTCAGCCTCGGATAAACCGGCAAAGGCCTTTCTCAAGTCCTTCATGGTTTCCATCCATGGCTTCATAGTGCCATCGGCCCGCTTTACTTCAATGCCTAACTGGGTCATGGCATTAGCGGCAGTTTTAGGCGGTGCCACCAATCGAGTCATAACGGCTCGTAACGATGTACCTGCCTGTTCGCCTTTAATGCCGGCGTTGGCCATCAAACCGATGGCTGTTGCCACATCCTCAACGGAATACTTCAAAGCGCCAGCCATAGGTGCAACATACTTAAATGTCATGCCCATCATGCTGACATTGGTATTCGACTTACTGGATGCCTTCGCCAGTACATCAGAGAAGTGACCTGCATCTGCAGCCTTCAAGCCGAAAGCCGTCAAAGCATCGGTTACGATATCCGACACGCGGCCCAATTCTTCGCCGGATGCTGCGGCAAGGTTCATAACGCCATCGATGCCGTCAAGCATCTGCTGGGTGTTCCAGCCCGCCATACCCATATAGGAAAGGGCCTCGGCTGACTGTTTCGCCGTAAACATGGTAGTGGCGCCCATCTGCTGGGCTTTTGCCGTCAAAGCATCAAATTCAGCTCCTGTGGCCCCAGACAAAGCACCTACCTTGGACATTTCCTGTTCAAAGTCCATGTATGACTTGATGGCATTATATGCCCCAAATCCAATACCTGCCGCCCCTGCCATTTGCAGGGATGTTCCCATCAGAGCACCGCCCGCTAAGTTGGACAGGGAGCTTTTGACCTTGCCCAGGCCGTTTTGCCGGATGTTGACTGTGGCCGTGTAGACTTTGCCGCGTATTCCTTCAAGGGTGCTTTTTACCCCCTTGGCCTTTGCTGTGGCGTTATCTTTCAGCCCCAGCGTTGCGGAATAGGTGCCTTTTACCCCTTGCAGGGATTGTTTTGCCCTATCCACGCCTCTGGACATAGCAGCAGCAGATTTGCTGGTGTTGTCCATGTTCGCCTTGACAGCATCGATGGCATTGCCCGCCTTCGTGGAAGCCACCTTGACACTATCCAAAGACTTGTTGACCGTCTTAATCTTGCCTGTGAGACGGTCTTTAAGCTCCAGCACAGCTTGCAAGGTCATTTTCGCCTGATTGTCGCTCATACTTTCAACCGCCCCCCTGCTACGATTTGAGCTAACGCCTTAAATTCTTCATTCTTCCGCTTGTTTTCTTCCACCATCGCCGTGTAACAAAAGATTTTCTCTGTCTCACTCAATGAGAAGAAATAATCAAGCGGGTGACCTTTGAGAAGCAGGAAAGCCGCCGTTTCGGCCTCCCAGTTCTCCTTGATTAGTTTTTTGCTTCTTCGTGCATTTCAGCGCGGATGTTCTTGCGGAAGCCTGCCAGCTCCATGAGCTTAACAGAAATCGCCGCAACCTCGCCGGGCTCAAACAGTTTTTCGGGCAGGTCGGTCGGTTCCAGGCAGCCGAAAGCCTCAAGGAGCTTGCTGTCCTTCAAATTCGGTTCCACCACGCTATTGATGATTACATAGGAATCCGAATCTTCCAGAGAAGTGGCTTCCAGTACAAGGGCACGAGTCGGGAGTTTTACCGTCATCACACCGGCGCTGGTCTGAATATCAAAGCGGGCTTTCTTGGCCTGCTCGATAGCCTCTTTCTTCTCAATCAGTTCTTTAACGGAAATAGCCATTATAGTTTCCTCCAATCAAAAAGGCAGGTGTTACCCTGCCTTCCTTACATACACCTTATGCCGACACAGTTTCGATGAAGCTGGCATCCTCTGGCGTGAAGCCAAAGGGGAATTCCTTCTCGACAACCTGGCCTTTTTCGAAGTTCATGAGCACCAGCTCATTGAACCATACATTGTCGATGGAGCAGCGTTCTTTCTGACCGTCAACCGCATCGGGGTCATCAATGAGGCCCACGAGGTTAGCGCGGGGGTCATGACCGCTTTTCCATTCCTCCAGATACTGGTTGATGTTGCGGTTGATAACGCTCTTGATGGTGAAGGAGCCCTCACCAGTCAAGGAGACAATCTTGGAGTCCTTGGAGTTACCAATCAGCACATCTTCACGGTCGGCGGTAACCTTTGCTTCAAACTTCGAAATCTCGAAAAGAAGCAGGCCATCCCACCATACTTTGCCATGGGAGCCGTTCCAGCGACGGCGGCCACGGTATTTTACATCTTCTGCAGCTCTTGCCATAGTCTATACCCTCCCTCTGTTACATCACAAAGTCAATCTTCAAATCTTCCATCGCGTTTACAGGAGTCACGCGGCCGGAAAGCATTACCTTCGTGCCGGTGTTGTATTCGCGAATCTGCTGAACCGTCAAATCGGCGGGGTTATCGAGGCCATGCAGGGTGATGTAATCAGCCTGGGCGGCTTCGTCGATATCCACCATGTTGACAGCCGTGGGGCTTGCATCAAGCACATTGCCTTTCAGGCCACGGAAGTATACCATGACAGCGCCAATGAAAAGCATCTTGTGGTCGTAATCGTTGATAATCTTGCCGACATAGCGATTTTTGAAGGTGTCGCGGATATCGTCGGTAATCATGTCCACGGCTTCCACAATCTTGATGAAGCGGAAATCCTCGCCCACATCGGTGGTGAAGGTGTGGAGGGAGTTGCAAGCGCGGGCAATCTTTACGCCGTTGCCGTCGAATTCATCGAACAGGCAAAGCTCGCCATCATCGATAGCGGCATCGATATCTTCGTAGGTGTCGCAGTCCACAACTTCTGCGAGTTCATAATAGGTGGCGGAGCGGTCAAGCGCAAGGCCAGCCAAAATACCTGCGATGCGGGCGGTATATTCGGCTGCAGTATATACCAGATACTGCTGGATGGTGTTCGGCACCTGTGTTGCATCGCCACCTGCAAGGTTCAGCGCATCCGTATAAGCGGGATTAACCACGCGGATGTTGCTGGTTGTCAGATTGACGATGCCCTTATCATCGGCAGGAGTCTTGGCAAGAACTGCCTTGAAGGTCTTGCGGTAGGTGTTGCGCTGGGTTTTAATCCAGGTGGAAAGGTCGGTCATCTCCTGCGTGGTAGCAGTAGGATGGCAGATGTAATTCCATTTAACCACCTTGAGCTGTTTCAAGATGGTGGCCTGCGTGATGCGGGCTTGCGCTTCTTCGCCTTCTGCCGGTTTGGGAATCGTCACCGAATCCAGCGGCAGAGTGTAGAGCAGCACCTTGGCCGGAGTGCCCAGCAAGCACTTCTTCACCAGGTCAACATTGTGGTCAGTGAGTTCCGTTTCAGGAACATCGGTGCTGTCCACAATCTTGTAAAACTTGCTCGTGTTGGTGTCCTCGTTCTTCAAGAGCATCACCACGATACCGCGGGCGCTACGCTGAATAGCGCTAACAGATTTCGTTTTGAAATCAATGATGATTTGCGGCAATCCTAATTCAGGCATATTAAACCTCCTCGTCTAACTCGATAAAACCATTCAAATAGAGCTCCTGCATGAGTTCTACGACTTCTTCCCCTGGCAAAGCATCGGTGAAGTCTAACGAGAATTCATAATGCAGAATCTCATCCACGATAACACTGTTGGTGCTCGATATGGTGATGAATCTATCACCAATCTGCAGCACCGGGCGCAAGGCCACATCCAGCTTATCGATGGCATCATAAAGTAGTGACCGCTTAACGCGGCCTTTGCAGTCTTTGAGAAGCACCAGCTGAATATCTATGTCAATGGTTCTGTCATAATATACCCGGTCAATGGTCTTGCTCCGGGGTGACAACCACACATAGAAATAGCTTGAATTGGCTCTCTCGACATTATCAAAATGCACTTTGTACGCGGGGAAATTCTTCTTTAGCAAAGAAGCAATAGCCGCCCGCAGTTCTTTGGCTGTTATCACTTCAAAATCGCCCCCAGCACCTCTTTAGCATCTTCAAGGAAGTTGTCCTTGGTTTCAGCCAGCCCCTTGTGAAGCATCCTCTGCCCTGGAACAACCTTTCCTGTGAATTTGCCATGGACTTTTACCCTGTGCCCATATTCAACAAACGGCGCATATTCCGTGTTGTTGTAGACTTCAACCCGCAACGGTTCGGGCTGTTTAATCTTCCAGCTGTTACGCAGGCGCCCGGTATCGACTGGCGTGTTTTCCACCGTTCGGCCTCGGAGCAATTCGCCCTCCTGTGCAAGAAACCTCGCTCCGGCTGCAGGTGTTTCCCTTGCCATGCGCTCCAGCTTTTCTTGCAGGTCATCAAGGCCGTTAATCGTCATCCCCATTGCCTGCCTCCTTTACCTGCTTCACAGGTATTTCTTGATGGGTAGGATAAACAAACCGCTTTCCAGCGTTTAGAAGGAAGTGCTGGCCGTTGTGAGTGACCTTCACGATGTCATTTTCTCTTATCTGATACTCTGGGGAGCAGCAGAGCCGTAAATCCATAATGATGTTTACGCCTCTATCTGTTTTGTCCTGTGTGAGCTCCTTGCCATACTGTGACAGTTTGCAAGGGATAGCCTCATAAACAGGTGTTTCCGCTTCGTCATAATCATCGGAGCCGTCATCGGCTTGTGCTTCAACCACACGATAAATATCGGCGGTGTCCTTATACATGATGTTATTCAGAAGCCCCCTAAGTTTCATATAGTTCGGCATCATCCCCACCCCCTTATCTTGCGGTAGAGGTTGAGCTTGTTGCGGATGCTCGCGAAATCGGCATCGGCGGAAGTTCCGGCAGTAGCAGCAGGCACATTAAACTGGAATTCCGTATCATCCATTTTGACGGATTTCAGTCCGTTGGTGTCGCTGGAGCTGTCATCGTATCGCTTCACCAACAAATCAGCGCAGGTATAAACAAGCGCCTGGGGGAAATCTTCCCTGTTGCAGTAGTCCAGCACATCGAGGATGAGCTTGTCAGCATAAATCTGATAGAGGGCATCCTTTTCGGTGCCGTCATCGCCCAGCAGCGTTTTGGCTACGCTGATAATTCTTTCGGCTGCCTCCTGCGGTGTCAAATCAGCCATGTACCGCACCTCCTTTCCTAAAAATGGGCATAAGAAAAGCACTTCACATTTTCTGCAAAGTGCTTACTATGCTATTTAATTACGCCGTCACCCGGTCGGCAAAGTATTCTTTCCAGTCCGGGTTTTCACGGTCAAAGATTTCTTTCTGCTCTTTGGTCAGATTATGGGGATAATCTTCGTAGAGGTTGAATATCTTCTTTTTATCAAAGCTGAATTCCCACACGCCCACACGTTCAGGGTCATCCACCCACCATATTTTGTGATGAGGTTCTTCTTTGTAAAAGGTTTTATTTTTCAAAGCCTCCACTTCCTTTCCTCTGATTGTCCTTAGCAGTGTTGATATAGCCCAGAATCTCTTTGAATTCCTCATTGTCGGCAAAACTATCAACTTCCATCACAATGACTGGCCTTTCTCTCACCATATCGGTGTAACGGCTTTTATCAATCGTCTTTCTGCAGCCGAACCTCCTTCGGAGTGTCCCCACCACAGTTTTTTCATCGGGGCCGAAGGTTTTCCAGCCGTTTGACCTCCCCGATTGAAGCTCAAGGTATTCGAGGCCATCTTCCGTCTTTCGGATGATGGATGCATGTTTGCCGGTGGCCAGATAATATTCTTTGTCGTATCTGATAGCATCAGATAAAAGATACTTGGCCACATCGCCAGCCTCTCGCTTGACAGTGAAGGTTTCGGCCTTCACGCCGGGGAGATTTGCTATCTGACGAATACGCATCATGAGGCAGAAGAAATCTTGACTTCTCCCGCCTCGGAAGTCCAGCACATCCAACTTATGCCGGTTCCCGATGTAGGCAAGTGCTAAAGAGGCACATGAGCCCTTTGTGAGGTCACCGCCCGCCAGCCTTTCAATAATCTCGTTACTGGTCAGCTGCTTCGGCAGTTCCTCCACAGGCATTTCCTCCACCTTATGATTGATGAGGGCCTGTTTCAGGTCATCAAAGGCCTTGCTGTGCTCCTTCGGTTCCTTTGGCTCAATTATACCACCGCTGTTGCCATCTTGAACAGGTGGTTTTGGTGTATACTTCGCCAAAGCTCCCTCGAATCCTGTTTCCTCCGCCCATTTTGCAAAAGATTTTGAGCGGTCAATATAAACGGCTTTGTAGTCATTGTAATTCATCTGCCGTGGGACATAGAGGGTATTCCCCTTGCTATCCCTGGCAATCCTTGAGCCGGACTTGCCGCCCTTCCCTTCGCCCAGGCTCCCGATAATGGTGCTCCGGCAATGAGGGTGAAGCGGCGGCAGGCTCTTTCCAGCAGCCGCATCCTCGATGGGAATGATATCTCCATCACGTTCCCGGCACATGCTGGATGTTCGCTTATCCAGCGTTGCCACGAACTTATAATACTTGAACCCGCCCTCCTTCAAGCTGTCAAGATTTGCTTGGTTGTGAACATAGGTTAATTCGGTTCGCACAAGCCGTGTGGCTTCATGCTGGCCTACTCCCATACGTTCTTGCACCATCTGTGACAGCTTCGGCACAGACAAGCCCCTGTGAAGCCCTGCTGAAATCGTATCTTTCAACGTATCAGCCAGCCTCTTGTGGTTCGTCCATATCCGCTCGGAATAGTTCTTCCCGCTCCATGGGGTTCTCAATACTCCTTCCAGTGTCTTTGTACTGACTGCTGAAATGGCATTTTGAAGCCCTACGGTCTTTCCTATCTCTTGCAGGCCCTTGTAATAATTGTCCTTGTAGGCATCGCCCAGGAATGTATCTAAGCTCTTGCAGGTTGATTTGCCCAGCTTGTAGAGCTCCTGCAGAATATCGCCGTGCAGTTTCTCCAATCGGCTAATCCGGGGCCGCATTGCGAGGGTGTTCAGTTCCCGAAGGATAGCATTATCATGAGCTGACAACGCTGTGTATTCTTCGAGGCTCATTCGCCATTCTTTGAACTCTCGCCCTGTGAGCAGTGCCTTGGCCTCCTTCAAGGTTAAGCCGTTATCTGTGGCAAATCTGCCATATAAGACGGCAATATCATCCTGAATGGCAAGGGCGGCTTTTCGGTACTGCTCAGCCAGCTCCTTTTCAACCGTTGAACGGCTCTTTTTATTCCATAAGGCTTCCCGCTCGATGGCTCTATCACGCCAATACTCGGTGTTGTCCTTCTCTCCCCGCCCTCGGTTTCTGGTCGCAAGGTAAGCAGCCCTTTTCCGCTTGTTCGCCATGTCAGAATCACCTCCTATATGGCATCAATCAGCCTACAATCAGATTTTGTGCTTGAAGGCAACCATGCGGATTGCTTTCGGCTCGTAAACACGCTGCCAGTTCTTGGCATTGGCCAGTTCTGCACGGCTTACAGTTTCCTGATTAGCACGAACAGCGCTGGTGAACTTAATTCCGCGCGGGTGCAGGATGAAGGTCTTGCGGTTGATGAGGTAATCAACGCCGGAGCCTTTGCGCTTGTCGCGGTCAATTTCGGTCGGTACAAAGCCCACAGGGGAGCCGTTGCCGTATGCAATAGCGCCGTTACCGAACAGGTAGGTGGTGTAAACGCCATCTGCTACCGGGCAGCCATCATCGACGATAACGCGGCGGCCCTGGTAGGTTTCAAATTCCACATCCGTGGAGTCACGTTCGAACTGAATGAGGTTCTGTTTCTTGAGGTATGCCTTGGTTGCAGAGTGCATAGCAACTGCAGTGAGCTGGCTCTGTGCATCGCCCAGGAGCTGGCAGGCATCGATGAAAGCGGATGCGGAAATCTTGGCAGCATTGCCGGAACCGCCCGAAATATCAAGGATGTGGTCCTCCAGCGGGGTCACGGTGGCACTGTCAGCCGTATAGGAGCCGAACACGCCATTGAGGGTGTTAATGAGTTCCTTCTGCATATCGCGGGCCCAAAAGCCAGCAACGAGGGAACCGATAGCGGCCATGGGGTCCTTGCCTGCCAGTGCAGCGGAAAGGTCGGTGGCGCTCCATGCCTTAGCGCGGCGGATGGTCGTGGACACATCCATCTTGCTGGTGATTTTGGCAGCGGTCAGGTCGGTGCCTTCCACCACGTTTTCAGAGTCACCAGTCAAATCCTCGAAGAAAGGCATATTATGCACCGGGGCCGCTTCACTTGCGAGACGGTCGAACTCCGGGGAATGAGCGACAATGCCGCTCTGGAACAATGCGGAAAGCTCCATGGTTTTCTCTACCGTGTACGGCGTGAAAAGTTCAGGAACAATAACATCAGCTAAAGTAGTACCCATAATTTTTAATCCTCCTTAAATCATCCAATCGAAACACCCGCTTCGGCTGCCATTGCTCGCGCCTGTTCGGGGTTTTCTCTCAACATCTTGCCCTGCTCCGTCAAGTTGAAGGTTTCCTTCTTGAAGGGGTTGGTGGTGGGCGGCTGATTGCCCCCGCCATTCGGGCTGTAATTCGGTTTGTTCGGTGCAGCCTTGAAAAGGAAGCTCTTATCCTTCTTCAATGCCTCCACCTGCTCGGTCAAGCCGGTAATTTTACCGTCATCACCTAAGATAAGTTTGTTCTTGTCGATGAGGCCCGCCACAATATCGGTGTCCTGGGCGCTGTCAGCGATGGCCAATTTTACAGCAGTGTCAATCTTCAAGGCTTTGGCCTGTGCCTCGAATTCGGCTTTCTGCTGCTTGTTCGCCGACTGCAAGGCTTCAATTTCTTTCTTGAGGCCTTCATTATCGCCGGCCGATTTCTTCAAGCTGGTAAGCTGTTTGTCACGTTCTGCCAGCTGTTCAGTCAGTGACTTCTTCGACTCGTTCACCTCGTTAAAACGAGATATGGAAACAAAGTCATTTTCGAGGTAGTCTTTTACCGTCTTTTCAGCTTCGGCCATCTTGTCATCGGAAACACCGATTTTTTTAAGCAGTTCTTCAATCTTCATTGTTCATTCGCTCCTTACGGTTTTTTACGCGGTAACCTGTTCCGCTAAAGGAAATTATTTAGAGGTTTCAGCGGCATCCTTCTTTTTGCCGCCACCATACGGCTTGTTTTCTGCCAGGCATTTCTGCACCAGCTGAACAACGCCGTTTTCATTGGATGTGTCCATCACCTTGGAAATCGGGAAATCCTGCCCGAATTTCCTTGCGTACTGGCAAAGTAGTTCAAACATCGTCGTTTTCACCTCCTTCCCCAGCTTCCGGGTCCTTATCATCCTTTGGTAAATCGCCCTGGTAGATGTTGGCCGCTTCCATTTCAGCTTCTTTCTCTTTCTCCAGCTGTTCGATTTCTTTTTCGGCATCCTCTACAAAGGGGTGATTTTTCAAAATGGTTTTCTTGGAGATAATCCCCACAGAGTCAGAACACATGGAGGCCAGCTCTGCATCGTTGCGGATGCTTGTCCTTGTCCATGTCTGAATGACCTGCCCAGCTTCCCGCCCATAGCTCCTGCAGATGGCTCTCACCAAATCTGCTAAGCCTATGCGGAATTCTGTCTCCATAAGGCCCGCTTTGATTTCAAGCAGTGCATACAGGAACTTCATAGCCTCGCCACTCGTGGAGTCAAGGCCCTGCTGCTGTGGGTCAATCCCCTGCCCTGTATCAAAGATAGCTTTGCGGGTCAGCTCCAGCAGTTTATCGCGGGCCTCGACTGGGATATCAATATTCAGAGTCGAAACACCGCTCTTGTCTCCATCGCCGGAGGATTGCACCTGAATCGACTTGTAATATTTGAGGTCAGAAAGGAACTGGCTCATATCCTGCCCGCCGTAGTTGGTGAGCACCAGTATTACTTCCTGTATATCCTCCAGGTCATCCACAAAGCCGCTAAAGGTCTTGTCGTAGGTATCGATAAGGCCTTTCACCGCATCGAGGTCGCGGGCTCCTATGTTGTTGTTCATGAAGGGGATGAAAGGCACCCGCCCCCAGTTATGCAGCACCTTGTTTTCTGAATCGGTCAGCCCTGCATAGTAGAAATCCGTAAACATAGGG